GTTCCATTAAATGATTGGTTGACTTTTTTTTGTTCAGAAAAAATCATTTCTTCAGATGCAAAATGTAAAATATAAATCTCAGAATTTTGATTCATATTTTCTCTATTGCTTTGTCTATAAATTCTAAAAGTTTTTTTAAATGTGGTAGGACCAGATTCTTCATCTTTTAAAATTTCCATTGACAAGTATTCACTACCATCTAACAATAATTTAGATGACAATCCAATAGCATCTTGAATAAGAATTTCACCACGAATACATGGCATAAACATACTATCATAAATGTTTATTTCTTGATATACACCGGCAATATTTACATTACCCAATTTTGTAATTAGGGTTAAATCTTTTATCTTAAATTGTGTTGATTGAGATAAATTTAAACTCATGGGTTAAAAACATTTTTTAATTCTTGCTCAAGTGCATATGCAAATTCAGGTTTCAAAATTTTAATTTGCCTTTTATTTTCATTCTCTGCCAGTTCATAATCATAATATGTTTTATTCTCTTTTGTAACGGAAATTGTAATTTGATTGCCGTCATTCAATGTTACATTACTTGATGTGACTGAAACATTTGCATATGTATTAGCATCAACTTGAACTTTTTTCTCCAAATATTCACCATTCTTTACTGTTGTTCTTTTTTCAACCGAATAATAAGATTGTGTGTTTTGTTGAGCCCAAACTAATCCAGTTTGACCAGCTGCTACATTTGCATTAGCTGTATACTTATCATCAATAAATGATATCAATGTTCTATAATCTAAAGGCCAATCCCATTGTGCGTCAACAACATCATTCATTGCCAAAACAATCCAATGACGCTCTGGAGAATCATATATTTTAGCGGCTATAATTTCTGGTGTATCACTATCTTGAACATTATATTTTTCATAAATTGATGTGTTTTCTTTGAAAGCTTGCTCAAGAGAAAATCTTGATATGATATTAGTAACAATATCAAGACCATTTGGTTTATCTTCTAAAGTGTAATATTCTTTGGGAAAATTATTAAAATATTTTGCCATTAATATCCTCCTGGTCCAAAATCAAAATCTGGTAATTTAGGATTAGCTGCTCCATTTGCGGTGACAGTAGGCCTTTTTCCAGTATTGGTGCGTAAATTATTCAATAGCGGGCTACCTTTAACTATGTATTCTGTTTCTTTGAATGATAAACTCAAGTTGATACCAACAGGCATACCCGTTTTACCTCTTTCAGGTTTTGTGAGACCTGGAACTTCATATGCAGCAAAACCACCAGGTGCATAATTTGTTTGTATACTTTCTAAAACACAAGTTGAAATCCTTGGTATATTTGGATTAACTTGTCCATTATAATAAAAACCAATATCAAATTCAGAAGGAGGATATAAAAAATAACCTCCACTATTTGAAACTAATTCTGGCGCTTGATGGAATCTTAAAGTATCAATAATTTTTAAAACAACCTCAGCTTCTTGTTCATCTCTTGGAAACATAGCAAAATCAAATTGAAATGAACGGAAAGATGGTGAAGAATACAATATTTCTAACATTGGATTTTGAACCATGCCTCCACTACCAGCAGTAAATAAAATTTGGCCAGTTGGACCAGCAGAATTCAAAACACTACTAAAAAGAAAAGGTGCAACACTTTTAATAAGTTGTTTTGCATCTACTGTATTTCCACTATTTGTATATGAATCTGTAATTGAATTTAATCCAGATAATACAGCTTGAGCTGTACTTCCACCAGGTGTTACACTATTATAACCTTGATTATCAGAGAAGGTTAAATTATTAGGCATATAAAGTGCAATCGTATCTGATATTCTACGAATAGTTCTTACACCAATATGAGTTTCAGCTTGGCCAACAAACCCACCAAGTACATCTACAACTCCAGTTGCATCATTAGCTGCTTTAGCAAGGTTTTTAACAAAAGGAACATTGTCTCCTATAATACTAGCAGCTTTTGATAATAGTTTAGCAGAGTTAGCTAAAGTTCCTGCGGTTGTATATTCACCAAATGCACCTGCTAATGTTGCTTTATTTCCAAAAACTGTAGGAGCATCTCCCCTGACTTGAGTTCCTGGAAAAGATGTATTAATCTGTTCATTAATGTTTATAAGTATGTAATGACCTTTATCAGCTGCACCTAAATCAATTGGATATCTAAATGTACTAGATTGGTACTGTGATGAGGTTAAAGCGCTTATTCCAGAACGAGTTTCTCTACCAAAAGTGATACCACCGCCTAAAAGATTAAAAAGTGCCATTGAAATTCCTATGAAAGATTGCTAGATATTTATATGACATTCGGTAACAAAACATACAAAGGAAGGTTTAAACCTAACAATCCAAAGAAATACAATGGTGATGCCAACAACATCATCTATCGTTCTACATGGGAAGTTAGGGTTATGAAATGGTTGGATGAACATCCAAGCGTAATATGGTGGGCATCTGAAGAAATACACATACCCTACAAGTCACCGTTGGACAGCAAAATGCATCGTTATTTTCCAGACTTTATTGCCAAAATGAAACAAAAAGACGGGTCTGTAATGACTTATATTATTGAAGTCAAACCATTTAACCAAACTAAGATGCCGGTTCAGAAGAATAGAACCAAGAAGTATCTGCGTGAAGCTGCGACTTATTTGGTCAACCAAGAGAAGTGGAAAGCAGCTGATATCTTCTGCCAAGAACATGGTTGGAAATTTATGATTATGACGGAGAAGGAATTAGGTATTTAATTGAAAGCGGACACCGATACTTATAAGAAAATCCATTATTTTTTAGGTAATTATGGAATAAAAATTAGTGATATAAATAAACAATGGCATATTTAATAGAGAGAATCAAAGAACAATTAGGTAAATCGGGATATCAACCGAGAACTACTGCCGCAAGAGACTGGCTTAGGTCTAAGATACAAGACTTGAAACCTACACGCCAAACACTCCTAAGCGACAAGGAACGACTTAAAAATAGTACAATGATTGGTCGTATGTATTTCTATTTTTATGACCCCAAATTGAAAGATGAGTTGCCATATTACGATAGGTTCCCATTGGTTATACCAATAGAACGATACCAAGATGGTTTTTTAGGGTTGAATTTGCATTACATAAGCCCAAAGCAACGCATCAATCTTTTAGATGCATTAAGTGATTTTGCATCAAATTCAAATTATGATGAGACAACAAGACTTCGGTTAACATGGAGAAAATTGCAATCTGTAGGTGCAGCCTTCAAGGCGAAACCTTGCATTAAAAGATACCTCTTTAAACATGTTGATAGTAGATTTCTTGAGATAACGGCAGACGAATGGGATATTGCAGCACTATTACCATTTCAAGACTTTAGAGGCGCATCTGCAAATAAAGTATACAACGACTCTAGGAATAAAACTTAATGACATTTTCTCCACAATTATTTTTATCTAATATCAAAGCAAAAGATGGATTAGCTAGACCAGCTAGATTTGAAGTTATTCTTCCAATACCAAAATATATAAGTGAATTTGTTTCACAATCAATTTTTGAAAAATTATTAGATTTGCCTAATACAATACTTGCTGATGCTGCTGCTCTTGCAAATAAAGCTTTAGGTAGAAATGGTCCGCAAAACGAACAATCAAAAACATCAAATGCTTCAATCAGCCGATATCTTGCACTTCAATGTGAATCAGCTGAACTTCCTGGCAAAACAATATTGACACAAGATGCTAGAGTTTATGGACCAGGATTTAAAGTTCCATATCAAACACAATACGGTGATACCACTTTAACATTTCTTTGTACAAATGAGTTTTATGAGAGAAAATTGTTTGAGCGTTGGATGGAAGCAATTATGCCAACTGACACAAATAATTTAAGATTTCCAAAAGGAAAATTGGGCCCAAACGGAACTAGATATTTAACTAATATAAAAATTATCCAATATGATGATTTTATTAAACGAATTTTTGCTGTTGAATTGGTTGACGCTTTTCCAATTGGAATTGCATCACAAGCATTAAATTGGTCAGAAGATAATTTTCATAGATTAGCAGTTCAATTTGCTTATCAAAAATACAATGTGATTTATGAAGGAAGTTATGACCTTGTTGCAGCTGCAACCGATTATTTTGGTGCCAAGGGTGCTAGAATATTTGATAAAGCCGGACAACAGGTGAATAATAGTATAGGGAATGTTTTTAATAGAATATTTTAATTTGATGGAGATAAAGTATGTTACCAAAAATTGATGTGCCTGTTTTTAGTATTAATTTAATATCAAGCGGCAAAGAAGTTAAGTTTAGACCATTCACGGTCAAAGAAGAAAAATTGTTTTTAATGGCTAGCGAAAGTCAAGAGTTTAAAACAATTATTGATACAACAAAGCAGGTTCTGAATAATTGTATTATTTCAGATATTGATGTTGATAAGTTACCTATATTTGATATTGAATATTTGTTTTTAAATATTCGTGCAAGGTCGGTAAGTGAGATTATTAATTTAAGTTACAAATGTAATAATGATATCAAAAAC